TGCATCTCCAAAAGTGCTTAATATGTTTGCAAAAGTAATAACAGGTCTTGCTGCTGCTCCTTTACTTTTTACTTCAAATCCTTCTGCTTCAACTGGAATAGCATCATATGTATTTAACTGACTATTGTTATCATAGTCGTACATTTGTACGTTTGATAAATCTATATCTTCCCCCCGAGTAAAATACGCGCGGCTTGAACCATCTTCGTCAAGTGCTATTTCATATAGTATAACTAAACCTGATTCTTCTTCAAGAGATTGTAACTCTTTGATTGCAATTTTTTCCGTCATGCTTCGTAAACTCTTCTAAATTTTGCTTGTAAGCTATAAAAATTATCATATGCCCAAGTCTGACTCCAGCTATCGCATACACATTTAATTGTTTCTGTGCTTGATCCTGCATTACTATCTTCTATATCAAATCGAAACTTAGTAACTCCTCCAAGACTTTCAAAAAACGCTACAAGATCATCTATTTCTGCTTTTGGTCTTGTAGAAAAACTAACATTTATTTCTTGTTGTAAATTATTGATTCCATCTGCAAGTCTTTGCTCATACCCATCTCCAAAAGATATTGTATGTGTTTTCGGAGTGCTTGCTCTAGTAAATCCTTTATCTGGTTGCACTGGTGCACTAAATCCGGTTATATTTGATCCGTTGTTTTGCATTATTCCAAAAGCCATTTATTAACCTCCACCTAAAACGCCGCCAGGACGCTGTTCTCTTTGTAATGTTTCCATAACTGCTGCTTGAATTGCTATACCTAGTGCTTTTCCTTGCTCTCCGTTTCCAGTAGTAGAACTGTTTCCGCTTGCATCTACATTTATTGTAACATTATTTGTGCCACCACCTTTCATATCTACAGGAATACTTCTTCCATCTGGTAAAGGTACGACAGCTTCAGGTCCTGCTTCTCCTACTAAGTAAGTAGGCTCTGTTGCAATTCCACCAGTAGAGTATCCTTTTATTCCACCTTTTGCCATTGGAATGACTCCACCAGTTGCCATTGGTATGCCAAATGCACCAGTAAGTATTTTCATTGCTAACATTTTTGCTAGTACTTGTGCTAAAGATTGTAATATAGATTGTGCCATAGATTTAAAAGCATCTTTCATTGACATTGTTCCTTCAATAACACCTTGAATTCCTTTTTGCATACTATTTGCAAAGGCATTTGTTGCTTCTACTCCAAGTTGTTTTGTAAGATTAATATTATCTTCTAAGTTTGTTTTCTGTTGGGTAAGTAGAGCTTGTTGTGCTACTAGGTCCTCTATTGATCTTTGCGCTGCTACTTTATCTGTTGCATCATTTAATAATGCTCTTCTTTCTTCGATCTGTACCCGTATTGACTCAATTTGTGATTGTTTTGTAGCAATATCTAGTAAAACTTTTTGACGTTGTCCTAAGATTGTTGCGGCATGAATTCTGTTCTGTAATGATGCTTGCTGAAGGTTTATTTGGTCTTGTGTTACTTTTGCACTTCTTTGTCCTGCATCTGCGTTTCTCATTGCATCTACTTGTCCTTTAGTTTGGAAAAACTTTTTATTTTTTGCTTCAGCCTCGGGATCTCCGCTTAAAATTCCTAAAGCAAATTCGTCCGTTTGCATACTTGTTTTTATACCTTCGAGTTGTGCTTCTGCTTGTTTTAAAGCTACTCTTTCGTTACTTGTTTTTCCAAATCTTCCTTGAAGAGTTTGTTGATAACTTGCTTCACTTTGTTCCAAGAATTTAACTGCTGCTGCTGCTGATACATGAGAATCAATTAGTCTTAACTGATCTTTAGTTAAATTATCGACAAGTTCCCCATTGTCTTTTATTAGACCTTTAAATTGAGGAAAGCTTTCTTGTACTAGTTTAATTCTTTCTTTAAATGTTTTAGTATAGTCTTTTTCTGCCTCGATTAACTCACTAAGTTCTTTATTTATTTCATCATTGCCTCCAACTCCTATTGATGTAGCTATCGCAAATTCATTATTTGTTTGTAAACCTCCTACAGCTGCTGCTCCTGTAGTAGTTGCTCCTTGTGCTATGAGTCGAGCTTGCGCTTTTTTATTTTCAGCAAGAGCTTTAAAACTTGGTCCTAAAGCCGCAGAAGTTAGTCTGTCTCCTTGTCTTTTTATTATCTGATTCATGGTTAGATCAAGACCTTCTGCTGCAAGTTTTTCATCTGCATCTAACATTTTTCGAAGTTCGCTATTTAAATCTTTTTGTGTTCTTGCTAATTTTCCAAGTGCTGTATTTGCTCCATCTGCTGCTGTTTCTAAAAGTCCAAATTTTCTCAATCCTGCAGCTATACCTTCGAAAGCAAGTAGTCCTAGACTAATAAAAGAAAATATTCCAAAAGCTTTACTCATAGCTTTTCCTGCCAAAGCAGAGGCTTTTGTCACTCCTGCCATTGCGGCTTTCCATCCAACAACAATACCTGTTGAAACTGCTTTCCAAGTAAATCCTACTTTTTTAGCATCTACTTTTATTTTTCCAGTAGCTATTTTATGTTTGGCGTCCATTTTATCTAATGTTGCTGACCATTGCATTCTTAATTTATCATTTGCTACAAAATACGCACTATTTCTGTCATTGATTTGTTTTTTAACAGCGGCGGCTTGTCTTGCTGATATTGGTCCACCATCTTGTAATGCACGCATACCAGAACCAACTCGTGCTTTTGGTAATCCTGCTTTTTGAGCATACCCAGAAGCTTTTTGTCCTAAATTATCGAATGATTTTCCTGCTTTTACTTTTGCAGCTTCTGCTGCATTTGTATATTCTTTAAAATCTTGTATAGCCTGTTCAAGTGCTAAGCTCTGTTTTTCAAATGATGCTTGTGCTCCTACAGCTAAGTCATCAAAAGCTGGTAGTAGGCTTTGTATAAGTGGAAGTACGAAAAGTCCTAAAGCTCCGACTGCGGCTAAAAGATTTTCTGAGAAGAATACAGCTAAAGCCTCTGCCGGTCCTGCAACAAAGTCTCTAACTGTATTCATTAAATCATCAAAGGATTTTGCTAATTTATTTATTTTGTTTGTTTCTGGTTCTATAATTGCATTGATTGCTGCAAATTTGGTTTCTACTTGCCCTAGTACATCGTTTGTAACCGCTTGTGTTCGCTGAAAAGCATTTAGCGATTCTTTTGCAACTCCAATTTCTGCCGCATAGTTTTTAGTCGCTGTTTCTAATCTTAAAACGATACCTAATTCGTCCAATAGTTCCGGTTCCGCTTTTGTTGTACCACGAATAAGACGATTAAATGAATCTGTAAGATCTCGACCCAATGCAATAGATACGGTCTTTGCAGCCTCTCCTAATTTACCTAATTGTTCTGGAGACAGTCCTGCAGCTGTACCAATCGCTGCGGCTTGAGCGGCATCTGCGAAAGTTATTTGAGCATCTGTTGCTTCAATAATTGTGTTTGTTAAAGTTTTATATGCTACACCTGTAACAGCAGCGTATGCGGCTTGTCCTTGTTGTAGCACTCGATAATCAGCAGCTTGTTTTAAAAATCCAAATACAGCTGTTAAAGCAAAAACGTTTGCAGCTAATGTTGCATATGCTGGTACAAGAGAACCTGAAATTCCTCTTGCCATATTTGCAAAGTTCTTAGTACTATTTGCAGTAGCATTTATACCCTTTTTAGTAGCATAAGTAGTTTTATCTTGTTGGTTTTCAACATTTTTAAGTTCTTTACCTGCTTTTTTAGCGCTACCAGCAAATACTTTTAATGTGCCGTCGTCACTTACTTTAAATACTAAGTCTGCTAAATTTATCTTTTTTGCCATTTATTTTCTTAAGTTAGCGGAGTTTATTCCACCTTTACTCTTTGCCTTACTTTCTGCGGCTTTTCTTCTTCGCTCTGCTTGTGTATTTATTTTATTCATATTTCTTGCTTCAATATGTTTTATGAAATAAATACAAGTTTTTTTATCTTTTACTTCCCATGTGTCTAATAAAGTTCCTAAGGCGGCAAAATCTTTTCCCATATAAGTACCATTCATACCATCCCAACGGTCTGGTAAAAGGTCATGCAATAAAAAAGCCACCTGAACTTCAAGAGGGTAATCTCCTGGTTGAGGTGGCATTTCGTCGGGGTCGGGATCAATACCTTTTTGTTCACATATATCTAAGTAAACATCAAGTTCTAATTGTCCGTCTTTGTATTGTTTATCAAATAGCGAAAATATTTGTGCTATTTGACTCGAGTAAAATTTTCTAGATCACCTGTTACTTCTGTAACCCAAGTGTCAAAATCAGCTGCATTTTTCATCAGCGTTTCTGCATTTTCTTGAGAGTGTAAAAGTTCATCATCGGGATCAAGACTACTAATGTCCACCAATAGAAGCTCTTCGAGGTAAGAATATTTTAAGCCTTTCCATCCTTTAACTACAGCTTTTACGTACTCTACTAAAAATTTATCTTCGTCTAAGGTTTCTTCAAATGCTCTAGTCTTACGATTAAACTTTTGAGATACACAGCGACTTCTTAATTTTAATAGTTCTTCTCTTGCTAAATAGCAAAGATCTACGGAGAATCCTAGCATACCTGGATAATCCACTGAAACTGTTTTGCTTGGAGTTAGTAAACTCGCTAGTGATACTGATTTGTTTTCTTGTTCTGTCATTCTATTTCCTGGTTAAAAGAGGGAGGGTTTCCCCTCCCGCTAAATTAATTATTATGTTACTGCTGGTCCTACAAACTCCATTGTTATTTCGTCTGTTGCATCAACTGAAGTTGGTAAAGCATGGAAAGTTGTTTCCAAACTTACAATATCATCAATTGAATGTGTAGGTACTTCCAAGTGACATGTTGGTAATGTTACTGTAACTCTTGGAGTATTACCTGTTCCACCAATTACAAATACTAGATTGAAGTCATTAGTTATTGTCGTGGTTGATTCAATAATATCTTCAAATAAATCTGCACTTGAGGCACCACTTGTAGGAGTATTCAAATAACAAGTAAAGCTACCTGTTACAGAACGAGTTCCTGTAACGTGACCTAAAGGCTGATTCACAATTCCTAGTGTTTCTGGTGTTAAGAAGGTCATATTATTTGAAATAGTAATATTTCCTCCTGTTAGTGTTAAAGTATAAGTACCAACTATATCCTCAGCTGTTGTAGCTGTTACGGCTAAGTCAGTTAGTCGATTTCTAATAAAGTTATTAGTGTCAGCTGCTGCTGTGCCTTCATAGATAGTTGCAGTTGTCATTGTATCTACTTCTGTTATGATTTTTCCAAATCCTGACCAGTTTGCTGTTGCAATACCGTCAATATCAAAATCAATTGAAACTTCATTTACAACACATCCTTCTATTTTATAAATAACTGGCTCTGTTTTACCGCTACCCATCTCAAAATGTAAATCAAAAGTATCTAACGCTGGTCGATTAGAATTTGTAAATGCTAAATCTGCACCATTTGCATCAGGGGCTGTAAATCCAGGACCTCCAGTTGCATCTGCTGTAACTCCAATTGCTTTATTACCTGCTAATGCGTTCCATAAAGCTTCTTCCACTACATGAGAGAAAGCGCTGCTATGCTCACCACCTGAGCCTCCGCCACCAGACGTAAAAGGTCTAATGTAGGTTTGAAACGACCACTCAGCAGGAGCATAAGAATCCGTAAACATTTGTCTAGCTCTTCTACTTACTCCCCCGTTTGCCATTTCGTTCAATGTAACTTCCGTTGCATTGGTTGCTTGAGAAAAACTAAATCCATCTAAGACTGGTATCTTATAGATTGCTCCTGCGCTATCAGTAAGATGAACTAACGTATCTCTCGAGTAATAAAATGTATCTGCCATTTTACATTCTCCTATTTTGCTTTGAAAAGGGGTTGGCTAGAGTATTCTCTGCCTATCCGTTTTCATTAATATTGGACTGTCGCTATTATTTCGCCAATTCCAAAAGGTTCTAAAACTCCTTCATCTGTATCGATAGAGTTTATTGTTGTTTGTATAGTAGTAGTAGTTACTCCTAACCCAGTATTATAACTAATTGGATTGTTGTCTTCAATTACTGTTTCCACATCTTCAAGTAACATTTCTAAAGCATCTACAGCATCTTCTTCGTTTACATAGCATCTAAATGTTAATGTAAGATATCTGAATTTTTCTCCTGCTCCTAGGTATTCTCTAGTTTCACTACCTGAATTTACATGAACTGCTGGAAACTCTGCTACTTCGTCCCAAAACAAAAGTCTTGGTGCGGTGCTTGCTACTACAGTTCTGAATTTTCCTGTTCCGTCTATTGTTTTTAGTTTTTCTACAAAGGCATTTACAATGGCACTTCTTCTTGTTGTATAGTCTCTATTTGCCATTATACGCTCCTAACTTTTATAAATCTTTTACCCATTAATTCCTGCGCAATTTCTCGTACTGTTCCTCCAATTAATCTTCGTGGGTCTCGATTAACACTTCCTTGTCTTCCACCGGGTTCAAACGTTTGGTATGGGTTTTTCATATAAGTATATTCTATATGAGTACCGCCTCTTGGACCGACCATTACATTTGTAACTTGTGCAGAGTTTCTAAATCTACCTGTTCTGTTTCTTAACTTAGGTAGTTGCATTTGTTTTAATAATTCGTCTGGTAACTTAGCATTAATTAATTCTTTTAGTGCAATCGGATTTTGTTGGATTGCATTTTGTT